AGGGCAACCGCTGGCAACTCAACGACGTCAATTCGCTCATCCACGACGAATACCCCGACTACGCCATCTGGCGCCGCGGCGTCTTCCGTTGCTACGTGCATGGCTTGGGCTCATGCGGTCGTTGGGGCGCCGCCGACGCTCGCACGTGCGGCCCGACGACGGAAACGATCTGGCCGGAACGTCACGCCGATGCCGACGCGATCGCACGTCTCGAACGCGACATCAACGACCCCGCCGCGGCTGCCGCCCAACTGCACAACGACCCCACCGCCGCAGCCGATCTCGACCCCGCGAAGATGTTGCCGTTCTACATCGAACTGCGCAACGTGCGCGATCACCGCGACCGTCTCACGCGCGAATGGTGCGCGATCGTCGCCAACGCTGTCGACGGCGTCCGCGGCGAGGAGGCGATCCCGCTGGCGACGATGCAGCCGCATATCGTATCCGTCGACCCCGCCGCCAGCGCCGAGGAGGGCAGCGCGCGCACCGCCATCATCTGGTACGCCCGCGACCCGATCACCGGCCGTCGCTTCGTCAACGATTGCGTCGCCGACCGTTGGGCCGCCGACTCCGGGCGTGCCGAAGCCGCGATCGTCGACATGGTCGTCCAGATCGCCGACCGCGCCCGCATCTCGCCGACGATGGTCAAGATCGTCATCGAACGCGTCGCCGCGCAGGGCTACCTCGGCTCGGCGGTCAAGCACGAGGCGGAGAAGCGACGCATCCGCGTCGCGGCGCCCATCCTCGCCAAACCCGCCAAGGGCATGGCGAAGATCGACCGCGATCGCCGCATGGTCGGCTACCCGATGTCGCAGAACCTTCTCTACGTCCGCGACGGTCTCGCGCTCATCCGCACCGAAGCGCGCCATTTCCCGACCGGCACGCTCGACACGCTCGACGCGATCGCGCAAGCTGAGATCGCAATCGGCAATTACCGTGGTAATGTGATCGACGAGGAACGTGCGCAAGCGCGACGCGCGGCCCGTGAGCGGCGGTTGGCCGCATCGACCGTGACGGGCGCACCGCTCTAAGGTTAGGGAGTAACACGGATGGCCGAAGCCACCGCAACGACAGCCGAATCGCGCCGCCTGCCGCGACGCGCGTTGAACGCCGCCATCGACACATTCGACGTCCGTATTACGCGCACCTCGCGCGACGTCATGCAGGAGCCGTCGCCCGTTCACGTCGAGCCTGAGAAGTGGTCTGAGATCGAACGTTGGTTGAACGACGCTGTCGACGAGGCCATCCGCGCGCGCGACGCCAAGAACAGCGAACGCCGCGCCAAGTGGCGCAAGACGCTTGCGGGTGTCCGCGCGCAACCGGCCTTCCGCCGCGGGCAATCGAACCTCAGCGTACCGCTCACCATTTGGGCATCGGCCGCTGTCCGCGCACGCGTTCGTGCGGGCACGATCGAAAGCGATCCCGTCGTCACCGTCGTGCCCTCCAAGTCCATCGCCGGCGGCGACGAGAACGCCGCGCGCGATCTTGTCACCTTCCTCACCGCCGAATTTCGCAACCCGCGCGCGCTCGGTGGCGCGCAGGCGTGTGACAAGCTGATCTCCGATTTCGTCCCCATGGGTCTCGGCGGCTACGGTGTCTTCATCGAACCCGATCGCAAACGTTATGAACTGGACGCCGCCACAGGTGTGCTCAACGATGTGACCAAGCTCGGTCGCGTGCGTCACACGTTCATCAGTTGCGACGATCTCATCTACCCGCAGGGTTTCGGCACCGACGTGCAGGCCATGCCGTTCATCGGCCGCCAGTTCACATGGTCGTGGCAGGGTGTGCTCGCGATGCTTGCGAGCGGTTGGCTCGACGATGACGCTGTTGGACTCATCAAGGGGCAGGGCGCCGACTCGGCGGCCACCGGCGCCGGTGCGCACGTCGCGTTCCAAGAGCACGATATCGACGAGGTCTATTTCGATTACCCTCTGTTCGACGACGGACTCCCGGTCGCGCTCATGGGATGGCGCCACGCCGGTCGCAAGGTGATGCTCGGGTTGCAGTACTCGTACGCGCCGGGCGGCCGCAAACCGATTTGGCTGATCGACTTCGACAACAATCCCGACCCGATGTCGCCCGAGGGGCAGGGCGTGTGCGAGAAGTTGGACGGCGTCCAGGAAGAGACGGATACGATTCACAACCTCGGGATCGAATCCGCGAAATGCGCCATCGCGCATCTCGTCATCATCAAGCCCGACACCGCCATCAACAACGAACTCGGCGCCGACGACCCGATTCTGCCCGGCACGCACATGACCGACGACACCCCCGACGAAGCCGTGAAAGTGGTCCCGATGGGTTCGCCCGACGGCATGCAGGCCGCGCTCACGCAAGAGATGAACTCGCTCAAGTACGTCATGCGCATGCTCGGCCTCGATGAATCCGCGCTTGGCCACTTGGAGTCGGGTAAGCGCGTTCCCGCGTCACTCGGGCTCGAAATCAAAAAGGACTCGCGTGTCATCACCGCGCACGCCATCGCCAACTTCGGCACCGTGATGACCGAGGTCTTCTACTACACCCTGGAGTTGTACAAGCTACGGTTGCCGCTCGACACCATGCGCGCCGCGATCGGCGACGAGGGTGTGCAGTTGCTACAGTCGTCCGTATTCAGCGCGAACGAATTCGATCTCCGCTCGCGCTACATCCTCAATTTCAACGCCACTGACGCCGCCGCCACTGAGGAATCGCGCAAGCAGCAGCTACTCGTCGTTGGTCAGTACCTACAGGGGTACTACGATCGCGTCATCCAATACGCACAACTGGCGATGCAACTACCGCCGCCGCTGCAGAACGCGTTGATGGACGTGCTGCAGAAAATGGAGAACGGCACCCGCGCGCTGCTCGCCACGATCGACGACATCAAGAATCCCGACGACCTGTTGCCGAAGGTCGCCAACCTCGCGGCGGCGCTGCAATCGGTCGCCACGCAAATCGCGGGCGCGCCCGCTGGCGGTGGCGATCTCGGCGGCGGTGTCGCCTAACGTACAATAGGAGCACGCACCATGGCCTTGGACAACGCCGATGGCATCACACGCGTCCCTGCGCACGTCACCGCAGCCACTACGCGCACACAGGTCGGCACGATCCGCACCGCTGTCCTAGCCGCCGACGTCGCGCTCGCCACGGTCAAAGCGGCCACCGATGCCGCTGTCACCGCCGGTCTCGGCATGGACGACGCCGCCACGATCGCGCTCGACGTAGCGGTCGAAACAGCCAGCCTCGCCGTTACCGCCGTTACGACCGCGATCAACGCATCCGGCTTGCCGAACGCATGATGCGCTGGATCGCGTTCGGAATTCACGACGAAGGCGTCGCACGATGATCGCCGCCGCCGCCGTCGTCGCCGCGCTCGCCACCTGTGCCATCACCGCCGGTGTCGAGGAGGTTGTCTACTTCCCCGTCGACATGTCCGGTCCGACGTGCGACGACGTCCGCCAACGCGTCGAATGCGGGTGCAGCGAGTGCATGACTTGGGACCTCGTCGGTGACGCGATGGCGTACGAAATCGAACGCGAAACCGTCTCCAACGCCACGCGCATCACCGTCGGCCGCGTCGACGTCGAGTACATCGCCGACGGTATCGACGTCACCGCTGTCCATCCGACCGTCTGGTGCTTCGTCGATGACCGCGTCGATGACACCACCCGATTCCCGCGCGACGGAACGCTGTACGCCTATCGTGTCCGCGCGTGCAAACTCGACAACAACTGTGGCCTCTGGTCGACGACCGTCCTCTACCGTGCCGCTCCGTACGCTTGCTACGCTGACGGCGGTCGTGAACGTCAATGCTACGTCGGCGACGACATCGCCTCGGTGCCGTGATGACTCACGACCACGCGTCCGCATTGCGCAAACGCACCAGCGAACTCATTCAGCCCATACTCCGCGCGCTCGCGGTCAACTCGCCTACACATCTACGTCGTGCTGAGATGGCACTACTCGACTATCTCGACGGTCAGTGCGCGCTTCGCGTCGCTGCCGTGTACGAATACCAACATGGGCTCGGCCCTGCTGCGACACGCGACACGGAGGCCGCATAAGCATGGACGCGTTAATTGCCGCGCTCAAGACGGACGAAGGCTTTCGCGCGAAACCGTACAAGGACACCGTCGGCAAACTGACAATCGGCTACGGGCGCAACCTCGACGACAACGGCATCTCACGCGACGAAGCGCACGAGATGCTCATCAATGACGTGATCCGCGCACAGCGCGACGCCGCTGACCTTGTGCTGAATTGGCCCGCGCTCGACGCAGTTCGCCAGAACGTTGTCGCGAACATGGCATTCAACCTTGGCAAGCCGCGCTTGGCGAAATTCGTGAAGTTTCTCGGCGCCGTGAACGATCGCAAGTTCGTCGACGCCGCGGCGCATGGGCGTGACTCCATTTGGTTCACGCAAGTCGGCGCACGCGCGCAACGTCTGATGCGCGAGATGGAAACCGGAGTCATCGCATGACCGCCGCAGCCGCACCGCGCACTAGCACCAGCGTTACCGCCATCGAACTCGACACCGCCCGTATCCGTCTCCGCGGCGCTCGCGTCCTCATCGACAAGGTCCGCGCGCCCGGCTTTTCGCAAGAGCGTCGCACGACGAGCGGCATCTACCTGCCCGCACAGTCTGAGCGCATCCGCTCAACATACGGCCTCCTCGCCCGCGTGATTGCCGTCGGCCCGGACATCTCGCCCGACGATGTGCGCCCGGGCGACACCGTCTACATCGACGAATTCGGCGGTCGTCCCCTCTGGTGGGGTATGCGCGCGCAACCGTACTGGATCGCCGGCGATCACGAAATCATGTGTGTCCTACGCGCTGAAACCGCAGCCGATACCGCCGCGATCAACAGCGGTCTCGCACTCGACGTATAGGGCGCGCACACGATGGCCGACCTTCGCTCGTTCACCGACGCCGACCTCGCACGGCTCGTCATCACCGCCACCGCCTTCCGCGACGGCGACCTCTGGCGCGCGCTGCGCACCGCCGTCCTCGAACCCGAACACGCCCGTATCACCCGCGACCTCGCTAACGAGTCCACCGCGGCCGAGACCTTGAAATTTCGTCAAGGTGAATTGAAACAGGTATCCCGTGCTATCATGCTTATCGACGATTTCTTGCGCGACGTCGAACTAGGCCGAAAACGCCGCGCCGGCAATGTGGAGCGAACGTAATGCGAAACCTATACGCCCGCTGGCCCGCGATCGCGCTCGATCCCGACGACGGCTCCGCCGGTGGCGCCCCCGCTGGCGATCCCCCGCCCGACCCTGTCGCCGCCGCGGGCGACGTCAAAGCGGCCGCTCTGGACGCCTCCAAAGCGGTCGCCGACAGCATCAAGCAGGCGATCGAGGCGGCGCGCGCCGCCGCACCCGTCGCACCCGTCGCGTCCAGCCCGTCCATGGCTGACCGTCAAGCCGCGCTCCAACGCGAGGCCGACGAGGTCAATGTCCGCATCGACGCTCTCGCTGCCGACGGCAAGGTCGCCGAAGCACTCGTCCTGCGCGACACGTTCCAACGCAAGGTCAGCACCGCATTCGCCCCCTCGATCGACGACGATCCGACCGTCCAAACCGCGGTCGAAATCGGCGAACGCCTCGCGCGCGCCGAGAATCGCGACTTCATGACCAAGTACGGCGACGAAGTCAAGCGCGCCGTCGCCGCGATGCCCGCCGCCGAGCGCATCAAGCCCAACGCGTGGGACCGCGCCATGCAGACGGTCAAGGTCGCCCACTTCGACGAAATCGTCAACGAACGCGTTGAGTCCGCCGTCACCGCGCGCCGCGCGGAGTTCATGCCGCCCGAGGGCGCCCCGTATCGCTCCCGCAAGCGCGAGGGTGCCGCCGCGAAACTGAATGAGGAGCAATTGTGGGGCATGGACATCACCGGCGTCGACGCCGAGACGTACACCAAGCACGTCAAAATCGAGGAAGAGTTCGATAAGCTTCCGATCAGCAAGCGCGGTCCCGGTTACGGCTACCCCGTGATGGAAGCCACCACGACGATCGCACCGGGCAAGTTCTAACCGCGCGCCGCGGCGCACGAGGCCAACGATGCCGTACATCCCGTCCACAGCCGACCTATTCAGCGTCCCGAAGTGGAACGAGGTCCACCCCGACCTGCATAGCCGTTGGATCTCCACCAAGCCCGACAAGATGCGCGGTCACATGTGGGACTTCGGCGGCGGCGGATACGTCCTCTACGGGTCCCGTTTCGACACGCTCGACAAAGTCAAAGCCGCCGCGGTCGCGCTCGGTCTCAGCGAGTTCCACGTCGACGCCGCTTCCGGCCAGATCAAAATCGGCGACCTCGTCCTCGCCTGCATCTCGAAGGCCGAGTACGAACGCCGCGTCGAGGAGCGCATGGACGCCGCCCGCGACCGCGACCAACAGGCCGTCGACGGCTTCATGGCGATGGAACGCAAGGGTATCAAGCCGCGTGTCTACGATTCTGAGGAACAGTACCGCGACGAGCGCAACTTCGCCGTTCGCGAATCCAACAACCGTGTCGGCGCTTCTCCGCGCCCGCGCGCTCGCGCGTAACTGACAACGGATAACGGAGGCCACACGCCATGCCGCCCGTCACTACAGCAGGTTTTGCCAACCACATGGCCCCTGGCCTTCGGGGTATCATCGGCACCAATCTCGGTGGTCGCGAGTCCTTCTACTCCAAGCTGTACAACGTCGAGACCTCGCAGCGCAACTACGAGGACTACCTCGCCGGTGTCGGCCTGCCCATCGCGTCGATCAAACCTCAAGGCGTGAACATCGTCTCGTACGACCCGGTCGAGGGCACGACGAAGCGCATGACGCCCGTCGTCTACGCGGTCGGCATGGAGGTCAGCGCGGAGGCGTGGGACGACGATCTCTACGCGAACAAGGGCTCCGCGATTCGCGACGGTGCCAACGGCATCGCCGACTCGCTCGCCGAGCGCGTCGAGATCGAAGCGCACATCCCGTGGACGACCGTCGGTTTCGGCACGACCGTTTTCAGCGTGCTCCCCGACAACAGCGCGTTCTTCTCGACGACCCACGCCCCGATCACCGGCGCGCAGGGCGTGACGCAATCCAACACGCCCACGGTCGCCGTCGACCTCACCGTCACCTCCTACCGTGCCGGTTTCACGCAATTTCGCAAGTACAAGAACGACCAAGGCTTGCGCATCCCGGGCATTTCGCAACCCGTAAAGTTGATCGTCGCCCCGGACGAAGAGTACAACGCGTACGAAATTATCCGCTCCCCGGACCGCCCCGACACCGCGAACCGTGCGATCAACGTCTCCCCCAACGCGACCGTCGTCTGCGACCCGTACCTCAGCGACGACCCCGACGCGTGGTTCTTGCAGTCGGCGAAACACTACGCCTACTTCCTCTGGCGGTGGCGTCCGATGCTCGACTCGTTCGATGATCGCCGCGCTCGCGTCGCGGTCCACGTCGGCCTCGTGCGATTCTCGGCACAGCCGGTCCACTGGCTCGGCAACTACGGCAGCCCGGGCGCCTGAGCGCGCACAGGAGATATCGAAATGGCACTCACGCGCGACACCACCGCACCGATCACACCGTCCGCGCTCACCGACAACGGTGCGGCCAAGACCGGGCTCACGTTGCCGTTCGTCTGCACCGCGTCCGAAGCGTACCGCATCGGCGACATCGTCGTCATGGCGACCGGTGCGGCCGACGCTGTCGACACCGCGCAGGTCGACGGTGTCATCCTTGGCGTCGCCGTGCAGGCCAAGACGGCCGGCGCCGCCGTCGCATCGAGCGACACCGTACTGATTGCGTGCGCCATCCCGGGCACGGCATTCAGCGGCTCCCTCGTCGGCGGTGCCGCCACCGACCACACGCCGTCCGCCACCGCGGCGACCGCGCAGGGGGTCATCCAAGCCCTCTACGACACCGTCCTCGGCACCGACGCCTACTCGGCGTTCATCCTCATCAACGTCGCCGACACGACCGGTGGCGGCGTGAGCAACATCGCGCAGATCAGACCGCTCCGTTACAGCGATCAGCAACTCCGCGGTCAGAAGTTCGTCCTTGGCGTGCAGACGCTTCTCAACCCCCGCGTCGACTTCGTGTTCCGCACGTCCTACTTCCAAGTGATCGCGTAACGGGCGCGACGGGAGAACACGATGCCCGAACTCGCAAACGCCTACGGCGGCCCCGGTACAGTCATCGGCGGTCCCGTTGTCGGCGCTCTCGTCCCGTTCGTCCTCGGCCCGTTCACCACGGCGACGACCGTGGTCAGCGGCGCCGGCGAAATCGGCATCAAGTGCCCCTGTGACCTTCGCCTCGAATCCGTCACATGGGCTTTCATGACCGCCCCGGGCGCCGCGTCGACCATGGCTATCTTCAACCACACGGCCACGAACGGTGGCGCCGGTGGCACCGCCGTCCTCGCCGCGACCGCCATCACCGCCGAAGGCGCCGTCGAAGGTGCGGCTTTCGTCTCATCGGCCGTCCGCAACTTCACCAAGGGTCAGTTCATCGTGCTCGACATGGTCATCGGCACGTCCGCGCCGGTGAATATGGTTGTCACGATCATGGCCTACATCAGCGGTCACGCCGTCGCCGACCGCGCGCAACTGTGATGGGCAACAAGGGCTTCACCGCGCCCTACGGACCCGCGACAGGCAAAGCGTCCGTCGCCGGTTCATCGAAACGCAAGCCCAAGAAGCGCGTACCGAAAAAGGGGTGACATTGTGATCGCACTCATCGTCATGATCCTTGTCGCGCTCGTCATCGTCGGCGCGGTCTTATGGCTTTTCCAGCAGATCCCTGGCATCAGCGTCGAGACCAAAGCGCTCGGTACGAAGGTTGTCATCGTCATCGCCGCAGTCTGCATCCTGTTCTACCTGCTCCACGCATTCGGGCTCGTCGGCGGGCGAGACATCCCCGTTCCGAACTTGGGCGGCTAACGACGGCAACGTGGTGTCCGTCTCACGCGTCAGCCGCGGCAAGGTCGAGAAGGTGATGCACGAGTACAAGGCGGGCATGCTGCACAGCGGTTCGGCGACCGGCCCAAAAGTCACGAATCGCAAGCAGGCAGTCGCGATCGCGCTCAGCGAACAGCGACGCGCGAAAGGTAAGCGGTAATGGGTCTGCCTGTCACCATCGCCGGTTTCACGCGACTCACCATCGCCGTTGAACGCGTCGCCGACGCGCTTGAGACGATCGCCGACGGTGCGACCAGCGGTGACGTCGAAATCCCTGATGAAATCGCTGACGCGCTCATCTCTGCCAAAGATGGCCTCAAGTCCTCGACCGACGCCTTGGGTGGCGCGGTCGCCAGCAATCAGCCGTAACAGCACGTAGGAGCCACGCGCATGATTAACATCTCCGAACTCCAAGTACTCGTTGCCGAAGTTACCGCCGAAGTCGCCGAGACCGCCACAGTGGAGGCGTCCGCCGTCACGCTCCTCAACACCCTCGGCCAATTTTTCGTCGACCATGCGAACGACCCCGCCGCGATCGAAGCGATGGGCGTCGCCATGACCAACGCCAAGGGCGCGCTCGACTCGTCCGCCAACTCGCTCGCTGCAGCGATCACGGCCAACACGCCCGCCGCCTGACGCGTACTGCACATGGGTAAGCTCAACTGGCGTTCCATCCTCGGCAAGATCGCTCCCGGTCTTGGCATCGCGCTTGGTGGTCCTCTCGGTGGGGCCGCCGGCGCAATCCTTGCCAAGGTGTTAACACCCGGCAACGACAAGCCGACCGACGATGATCTCGCGCTCGCGATGTCCAACGCCACCCCCGAGCAACTGCTCGCGCTCAAGACCGCTGACCAGCAATTCATCAAGGACATGCGTGCGCTCGATGTTGACGTCTTCAAACTCGAAACTGTCGACGTCCAATCCGCCCGTGCCATGTACGCGGTCAACTACTGGCCGCAGGTGATCTTTAGCACGCTGTTCATCGGCGGCTACTTCATTATCCTCGGCTTCTACCTCACCGGCCGTGTCACGATCGCAGCCGAAATGAAAGACACCGCGACCGTGCTCATCGGCATCATGTCCGCATCGGTCACGGCGATCATGGGCTTCTGGTTCGGTTCGTCCTTCGGCTCACGTGAAAAGACTGCTGCGCTTGCAGCGTCGAAACCCGTGAATGGTGGTGCGTAATGGCTGTCACCGGATTCGGCAACGGTTTCCGCATGACCGCTGCCAACGACGTCCTCGACGCCGTGACAGTCGGCCATCTTCACCCTGTCACCGGCCGTTCGCCCTACAAAACGCGCATCAACGCGATCCACTTCGTCAACGCCGCCGCGACGACGATCGCGACGCTGCGTGCCGGCGGTGTGAGCGGTGTCATCATCTGGTCGCAAACCGTCACCGTCGTCAACGCCACCGTGGCCATCACATTCAGCGCGCCGCAGGACATCGACGATTTCGCCGTCACCGCACTCCCTGCCGGCGCCGAAATCATCGTACTCGTCGCGTAGCGGCGTGGTACAATGGCGTCGCCATGGCTCAACTCTATCCGCCCGAGAACGGCCCGCGCCTCCTCCGCGAACAGTGGTTCGTCAGCGACGTAAGCGGCCGACTCATCCCGGCGTCGCAAGTCGTCCGTGACTACTACCACCGTCTCGTCGGTCGCGATGAGTTGGACGAGTTGGGCCGCGACGAACTCAATGTTGGCTTCACCCCGCGTCCCGAGGCTGCACCCGACAACCCGTAACGCGCGTACGAGGGCCGCATGGCACTGACGAAAGCCGACCTGCGTACGCTCACGAAACAACACCTGGGCAATCGCACGTCCACGAATATCGACGACACCTGGTACAACGCGCGTGTGCTGTCCGGTTATCGTCAGTTGTGCACGTTCCAAGGCTACGTACAAGCCCCGGGCATGCGCCAACCGCAGATGCGTCGTCTCGGCTTCTTCGAACTGCAGGACCGCCAAGCCCGTTCGCTCACGACCGCACTCACGTCGAACTTCGTCACCCCGTCACCGGCGACGAACGTCGTCACGGTCACCGACATCTACGATCGCACCAACAATCGCGGTCTCGACCGCCGTGGCCTCCGCGACATCATGATCCGCGACCCCGACGCCACGGGTCGCCCGATGATTTGGGCGCCCGCCGGCGAAGGCGGTGTTGTCGGCTACTACATCGACCGTCGCCCCGGCGTTGTCGGTGACAACATCGACGTCTACGAAACGGTCTACAAGTACCCGGCCGATTTCGCATCCGACGTCGCGACGCCGGTCATCCCCGACGTTTGGCACGTCGCGATCACGTATGCCGCCGCCGCCGAGGGCGCGCTGCTGCTCGACATGCCTGAAAAGCACACCGAGATGAACGGTAAATTCGCCGAATTCATCGCCGCGCGCAAGTCGCCCATCGAGCAGGCGGCATTCAGTGGCCTCGCCGGCCAACGTCGCTGGACACCGATCGGAGCACGCTACTAATGGCCGCTATCACGATCGTATGGGACCCCACTACGCCGCCCGGTAGCGAAGCGCTATCGAACGGCGACAACCGCATCACCGAGTTCAAAACCGGCATGGCGGAACGCCTGCGCAACGGTGGCCACCAATGGGCCGCCGCATCCTCCACCGACCAAGAGGACGGCCGCCACGTATGTGGCACGGCGTTCACCGCCGGTGACGCCGCCGCGCTCGCAGGCGAATTCTACTGGTACGACCGTGACGGTTCCACTGTCATCATGACCCTCCGCGACGCCACGGCCGCGACCCCGAGCGAGTTGTTCATCGGCGCATTCAAGTTCCGCACAACCGGAAACATAACCGCCGCCACGGGCACGTTCAGCGGCGCCGTCGCCACCGGCGCCCTCACAGTCAGCGGCATTGCCGCCCCTGAAGCGGACAACACGCGCGATCTCGGCATCAACACAACCAACCGTTGGCGTGATCTTTGGATCGGCCGCAATGCCACCGTCGTCGGCACCCTCGCCGTCACAGGTGTCGCCACATTCACCGCAGCCGCCGTGTTCAACGGTGGGCAGACTTTTGGCACGCTTGCCATTTTCAGCGCCGGTGCCACGATGAACGGCGCGCTCGCGATCAACGCTGCCGAGTTCGCCACGCCGTCGGTCGCATCCACAACGCGCGCCATCGCTATCACCGAACGCATGATCCACGTCACGCTCACCGGCAACATCATCCTCACGCTTCCCGCGGTCGCCGCCTCGACCGGGCGTACTCTTCACATCGCGGTCATCAGCGCCAGTGTCAGCACGCAGACCTGCACGGTCGACGGCAGCGGTGCCGAACTCGTCGATGGCGGTTCCGACATCACCCTACGCCCCATGACATTCGGCACCGGCGGCCGCACGAACGCCGTCACCTTGTCCTGCGACGGCGCCGCGTGGTACATCATGAACACCCGCAACACCGGCGAGTTGACGAGCTAATCGGCCGCAATGTCGATCCGCGAACTCGCCGCACGTTCGCCTGCGGCGCCCGTGCTCAGGGGCGCGACCGTCGACGAATTGCGCGACGAATTCCAACGCGTCCTCGACGACCTTTACCCTGCGACCGCGCTCATCGCCGACTGGATCGAACACCGTCACACTTCGGTTACCGCGTCCTACGAAGTCGTCGACGAAACTGTCATCTTCGCCGACGCCACCGGCGGGGCCGTGACCGTCACCCTGCCCGCGGCCGACGTAGACAGCGTCAACCGCGACGTCCACGTCAAGAAGTTGAACACCACCGCTGGCGCCGCTGTCACCATCGCCACCCGCGGCACCGACACCATCGACGGCGGCGCCACGTTCGTCATCACCACACAGTACGAATCGCGCCACTGTGTCAGCAACGGCGATGGCGAATGGTGGATCGTATGACGCGCGCGCCGGCGCGTCGATGAGTTACACCATCGCAGTCGGCGGCGGCGGCGGCCCGCCGGGCCCCGCGAACGCGCAATACGTCGTCCTCGCGCTCGACCCCGGGCTGTCCGCCGAACGTGTCCTCACCGCAGGCACCGGCATCACAATCGTCGACGGCGGCGCGAACGGCCCGGTCACGATCAGCGTCGCTGCCGGCTTCTTCGCCGGTTTCGCCGCACCGACCGCGCAAGTCGGGCTCACCGCGATCGCCGGCGTCGCCGTCACAGCCATCCGTAGCGACGGCGCTCCGCGGCTCAATGTCGGCATTTCGCCGACCGGCGTCGAATCGTGGACCGGCACGCACACGTGGGCGCCGATCGCGAACACCACCCCGGTCACGATCACGAAGACCGGCTCGATCGGTAGCGCTAACCTGTTCGCCATCAATCCTGCCGCCGGCAACGCGTACATGCTCGTCCGCAACGACGGCAAGGTCTGGCTCAACATCAACACCGCTCGCGGTCTCGGCCGTCTCCACGTCGCTGTCGAATCGCCAGAAGCGCGAACGATCATGGCTGACGGCTACGGAGTGAGCGGTTCGCCCGAGTACTACTCGCGTCGCGCCCTTGGCACCGTCGACGCGCCCACACGGATCACCAGCGCTGACTTCAACCTTGTCGGCATCTACGGCGAAGGTTTCACCGGCGGTTCCGGCTTCGTCGGCAACTCCAGCATTCGCATCGAGGGTATCAGCGCAGAGGATTTCGCTACCGACAGCGACGCCGGTGCGTTCTTGCAATTCTCAACAACGGCGGTCAACTCGCCTGCCAGTGCTGCCGCTGTCCGCATGCTCATCGACTCTACCGGCTTCGTTGGTATCGGCACCGGCAACCACGCCACCCCGCCCGGCGCTCGCCTACACGTCATCGACGCCACGGAGCAAGCACGCATCGGCAATTCGACGACGTCGTACCTCTCGTTCGGTGTCAGCGCCACCGTCGGCAGCATCGGCTCCACCATCGCCGACAACGCATCCGCCGTCGCGTTCCAACTCAACGATTCCATCACCCGCACGACCGGGCTCACGTTCAGAATTCGTAACACCAACTTGACACGTGAGCTGATGGTAACCTCTTGGGACGGGCGTTTCTCGTTCGGTTACTCGCCGGGGCTCACGCCTCAAGTCGGCCACGTTCTCAGCTTCATCCAAACCGACTCGGATAGCCCGGCCGGCGCGCCGCACATGGTCGGTATCCTAGGAGAGGTCTCGCACTCCGATGCCACGAAGACAGCCACCATCGCTTACGGCATCGTCGGCATTCACATCACAGGCACGGCGACCGGCGCGAGCTACAAAATCGCTGCCGGTCTGCGCGGAACCGGCGTTGGCGGCGTCGACGCCAGTCTCACCGGGAAGGTCCTCGCGGGTGTAAGCGCAGGCATGGACGCCGTCGGTGGCGTCGGTGGTCTGCTCACCGCTGAGCCTGGTTTCCCCGACCCCGCGCTCATCAAAGGCGGCACGATCCTCCGTGGCTCTTGGGACCATGTTGCCGCCTATTGGGCTGATGCCTACGGCTCGACAGTCAGCACGCTCACGATCCCCACGAATCGCCCCGGGATTGTCTCCTCGTTTCGCGCACCGATCCAACCGTTCCCGTTTTCCTTCACCGTCGGCTCACCGTTCGGCGAGACGTGGGGGATTCGTGGAGAGGCGCCCACCAGTGGGTCGAACGGCAGCGGCACGCCGACGGCCTACGCCGCCACCTACCCTGCGCTCACCGGCTTCATGCGCGTTCCCTACCCTCGCTACACGGGCGGCACCGGGGTCCGTGCGATGCAACTCTTTTGGGAACCATGGCCGATCCCCGCCGCCGGTTACGCCAACGTCATGGGCGACATGTTCTACTCCGACGGCACCAACCTCGCTATCGGCCTCTGGCACCACAACGGGACCGCCTTGAGACGATTTCTCACCCAAGTCGCCGCCCCGTCCGCCTACACGCCCACAAACGTCACGACCGATCGCGCGTTCGACGCTAACTCGACGACGATTGACGAACTCGCCGACGTGCTTGGCACTTTGATCGCCGATCTTCAAGCGATCGGCGCGATCGGATAAGCGATGGCAGCCATCCCCGCGATCCTCGGCGCTGTTCTCTCTACGAAGGCTATCGTCGTCGGCATCGCGCAGAACATGGCGCAAGTGCAGAACGCTGGGCTCGGCTTCAACACTGACCTCCACACCACAGCACTCCCGGCTGGCGGTCTCGCTGTAGACGGCGACTCGGTCGAATTTGAGTATTGGGGTACGATTCCGTTAGCTTCAGTCGACTCCAGAATTCAGGTCACTCTCGGCGCAACGGTGATTTTCGACACCGGCGTATTTGCCCCTGGCGCAGCATCGTGGCGGGTCACCGGGCGTATCGTCCGCACTGGTGCAGCGACGCAGAAAGCGATCATTGAGAGCCGTGTTGTTGGCGGCGATGGTGTCTCTTACGCCACCGCCGCTGAAACCTTGGCGAATGCGCTCGACTTGAAGCTCAAAGGTAATGGTACGGGTGGTGGCGATGTCACTAAAGAGGGTGCTGTCGTCAACTTCCGCGGCACCGCACCATGACCACCGCCATCGAACCAGTCGTCTACGCGATCCAAGACGGCTGTGCCGTCATCCGTCGCGGCCTGCAAACCCTTGCCGCCGAGTTCCCGGGCGAACTCGCGATGTACGCCCGCTGGGCGCTCGCCGCTATCGCGCACGGCCCCGTCGATTCCATCGGCTACATCGGTGGCGGCACCGCGGTCATGCCGCGACTACTCAAGCACCGCGCCCGTCATCACACCGTCTACGAAATCGAACCCGTCATCGTCACCACGTTGCGCGTGATGTACCCGTGGCTCAATGTTATCGAAGGTGACTACCGAGATACGCTGCGCACGCATCACGACATCATCATCTACGACCTTCCCGGTCCGGTCCCTATCGCGCAACTGCACGCGCACCTCAACCCTAATGGCCTACTCGCCCATTCCACGTAGGAGCTACCGCAATGCCTAACCCCCCGTACAGCGGCGTCGTCATCGTCATCCGCGAGAACCAAGACGGTCTCTCCACGCGCGCTTACGTGTGGGATGAGAAGATCGCCGCCACACTCGCTGCCGTCACCGGCGACCAGGTTGTCGGCGGAGAAATCCCGCCATCTCCGAGCGGGTTCGTGCAGACATTGACCGGCGCCAACCCGTCGCGCTACTTCGAGCGCCAATTCACCACACGCACGGTCGCCAAGCAGCAGACCGGCTTGCTGATCGACTCCGCCTTCCCCGACACGGCGGCATGACGATGGCCGAACCTACCAGACTGCAACGCAAAGCCGCCCTGCGCGTCGTCCGCCTGACCGCCGACGCCGACGCCGATACGGTCGAGGGAGCGCGCATGCGCGAATCCTTTCTCGGCAGCGAATACAAACGCTTCATGACTTCGCCCGCATCGCAGAACCGCAAAATCACCGCCGCTCGCACTATCGCGCAAAAACGGCGCGCCCGTTGAGGTAGCATACGTCCATGCGCCGCAGCGGTCTGACCGTCCAGTTCACAGCCATCGGCAACGGTGAGGTCAACACGGTCATGCCGCGTGACACGCTCCTGCCGAACGACCGCGCCTACATCGCCGCCCCGCTCTCCCCGCGCGCGGAGAACTGTCGCCTACTGAATGCGGTCGCTCAGCAACGTTACGGTTACGTCTCGCACGGCAACACGCCAGCCGCTTCCGCGGTCACCGGCCTATTCCAAGCCCACTTCGACACGAACGTCGTCGAGAACCTACGCAGCGACGGCGCCGGCACGTACTACCTCGTCGGTACGACATGGACCTCCATCGTCGCCGCCGGTGCTGGTGGCTTCTGGTCATACGCCATGGTCCGTCGCGCCGGCTCCCCGTCGGGCGCACCCGCCAACCAAGTCCTCTTCGGCGCTGACGGCGACTCCGACTCCATTTGGCGCTACCGCGGCGGCGGCGTCGCTGCCACAGCCGTCGCCACCGGCTACCGTGGCGCACGCGCGATCATCGGCCACCGTGGTCGCGGTCTCCTGTTCAACGTTTTCGACGTTGGTCTCAACTCGCGCAAGATGACTCGCGTCGCGCACTCGATCGTCGGCGACCCCGAGACCTACACCGGCTTCGGCAGCGGTTTCACCGACCTCGACGACGACCCTTATCCGATCGTCAACGCCAAGGTCATCGCCGGTAACGTGTGCGTATTCAAGGGGAACAACATCGCCGGCTCGGTCACCGTTGGCACGCTGACCGGCACCCCGCAATTACCCTACCGCTGGGACGTCACATCCGCCGAAGTCGGCCTGCTCGTCCCGCGTTCGCTCATCAGCATCACGGATGGCGTCGCCTTCTTTCTCGGTCACGACGGCTTCTACCTCTACGACGGCGCACGCGGTCTCGCACGCATCGCCGAAGGCATCACACGCGATATCCGGTCGCGGATGAACCCCGCCGCGCTCAAAGCCGGCTTTGCGTGGTACAAGCCGGTCACCGGCGAGATTTACATCAACATCGCCATGGGCGGTTCCACCACGCCGAACGAATGTTGGGTGTTCAACATCCCCGAGCGCCGCGTCTACGGTCCGTACACGTTCGCAGACGTGCTCACCGCCGCCTGCCCGTTCGCCACGACCGGCACGATCACATGGGACACCGCCGTCGGTACATGGGATTCCAATCCGTACACCAATTGGGACAACGCCGGCGGGCAGGCATCGTCGCGCGGTGTGCTCCTCGGCGCATCCGATGGCACCACATGGCTCGACGACGAAGCCACGCTCACCGACGGTGCCGCTGCGATCACCTCGACGTACACGTTCGCCCCGATCCGTGCCTCCGGTCGCGTGCTCATCATGCCCGATGGCGCCCAACGCCCGCTCGAAGAGGACGGCTATCTCACGCTCCGCGACGTCACGCTTTCATTCCGCAACGAAGGCGCGTGGACGCCCACGGTGCAGGTGTCGGTCGACGGCGGTGCCGCATGGACCGCGTTCAGCGCAGGCGTCGCTATTGGCTCTGGCAGCGGTTTTGACCTCACGCTCACCGCACCGTACACCGCGCCTGACGGTGCGATCAGCGGTACGTGGTTCCAACTGCGCGTGCTCGGCTCGGCTCCGATGCAACTCATCGGCGCACGCATGGAGTTCGGCTATGGTGGCAACGCTCGGAACGATTGAACACGACGTACAACCGATGGTACCGCTTGTCGAAGAGACCGCCGAACCGACAACGAACATCGGTATCCCCGGCCTGTGGCTCATCAAGGCGCACGACGTCGACCGTCTCACGCGCACGCTCAAGGAGGCGTGGCGCGTCACCGAACTTTGGGACGACGAAGCGCGCGCGAACCCCGGGCTGTGGTTCATGATGCACTACACGCATCCGTACAATCTCCTGTTCGACGTCGAAAACGGCGCCGGTATGGTCGCCTTCATCCGCACCATCCCCGGCTGGCGCTGCCACGTCTACGCCGCCGCGTGGCGTCGCCGCGCGATGGGTCGCGACGACCTCTTCGCCACCGCCTGTCGCATCGCCATGCAAGCGCATGACCTCTTGGTGATCGACTCGTTCGTCCGCTTGGAGAACCGTCGTTCACAGAAAGCCACCCTGCGCAACGGCTTCAAGAATCGCGGCATCGTCCCCGGCGCGCAATGCTACAATGGCGTTATGATTCCCTTGTACTGGAACGAGTTGGACCGCGCCACGCTCGACCTCGATCCGCCTGCCATCCCGGGAGCGTCGTAGCCCATGGGTGCGATCAGCGGTGGCGGTGCAACCGGCGGCGCATACGCGCCGTCCGACAAGGGCGGCGGTGGCGGCGGTGGCAGCATGTTCGGCCCCTCCGGCGGTCGCGACGCCACGAAGGGCATCATGGGCGCACTCGCATCGCCGTTCTCCAAAGGCGGCTCCGGCACCCCGCATCCGGGACTCATGAAAACACAACAGTGGACGACCGCCAACCCCGCCACACGTGGCGCACGTCCGCCGTCGATCGTCGGCAGCGGATCGATCCGCTAGGAGCTTGCGATGGGAGGTCCCTCAGGATCACTCGGCACCAACCCCGAAACCGGCGGTGCGAACAACGCCATCGGCCAAGTGTGGCAAGGCATCACCGGCAAGCGCGGCCCGACCGCACCGCAACTGCCGCGCGGCTTCGGCTGGCTCGGCCCGGGGTTGGAAAACCTGTTCGGCGACGCGTCTTCGCATCTCAACTACGGTCCGGCCGACGCCGCAGCGGGCGCCGGCACCATCGGTGCCGCCGGTGGCGCGGGTCTCGGCGCCGGTGTCGGCTCGCAACTCGGTAGCGTCAGCAGCACCTTCGGCAACGCTCTCGGCGGGATCAACGAAGGCATCGCAACCGGCTTCATGCCCGACGTCAGTTTCGTCGACTCTCTCCTGCGCCCCGGCTTGAACCGCGCATTCGACGAAGGCGCCGCCGGTCTCCGCGAACAGTCGGCGCTCACCGGTAACTTGTCGTCGTCGGGTGCGACGTCGCAAATCGGCGACTACCGCGCACAGTTGGAAAACGCCCTGAGCGGCCAGACCGCCGGCATCCTCGGCCAAGCGGTCCCCGCGTCGATGAACATCCGCGCCGGCTCCAGCGCACTCGGTGCCGGATTGCCCGGACAGTTGCAAGGCGGCCTGTTCGGCCCGCTGCTCGAAGGCGGGCTCGCCGGGCAGAACTGGCTCACCAACCTCCTCGGCACCGCGACCGGCGGTGCTGGTAGCGCGCCCCTGTACGCATCGCAAGGCAGCGGCGGCAACGGCGCTGTCGGCTCATTAGGGTCGGCGTACCTGAGCAGCAAGGGCGCGGGCGCGGGAGTGTAACGATGCCCATCACCGTCATCCCCGCGGACGACAACAGCGGCGCAATTGCCGGTTGGGAGATGCTCGCGCAGGCGGCGCGCGAACGGGCCGCTCGTCTGCACCAGGAGCAGCGTGGTAAGAAGGTCGCGTATCAGGCGTTGGTCGAAAAGTTGTCCGACCCGTCGACCACCGAGGAGCAGCAGAACGCGATCCTGTCGCAAGATCCCGCGCAGTTCCGACAGACGTACGGCGTACCGATCACGCAGGTTGGCAAAGATGTGACGACGCTCAAGGGCGGCCCCGCGGTCGACACCCCCGCCGCGCGCAAGTACGCCGCCGAATCGGGCGCACCGACCACGACCAAGCGCGTCCTCGTCGAGCACCCGGGCGGCACCGCCGCTGAGCAACAGCAGCGCGCCACGCTCGCATCGACCGAAGCGGGCACCGCGGCCGAGCAGCAGAAGACCGAGTACTACAAGCAGGGCGTACGGTTGAACGAGGGTGAGGCCATGCGTGCGCAGTCGTCCGCGCGCCAGGTCGTCAAGACCAACTTTCGCACGACCGACGGCAAGGTCCCCACGCTCAACCAGACCGACGCTTTCATCCGCGGCGAGTTCGACCTGTACCCCACGACCGAGGGCACGAAACGTCTCGACATGATCCGCGAAATCATCGGCGGCGACCCCAACGACCCCGCCATCCGCATCGCCGCGCTCTCGCTTATGAACGACC